ACTACATCTACCTGACACAGCGTACACTGATGAGGAGTTTAGAGATGCCTTCGAGCACACTCTTGGCACTAATAGGGTTTATCTTTTTGATCATTTTGGGAGTACATCAATTGACAACATACTATCAAGAGTCAGATTCATGGCTAAAGGACTCGGATGTAGCTTTGTTGTGTTGGATCATATTAGTATTGTCGTCAGTTCTGGCGATGTTGGCGATGAACGTAAAGCATTAGATGAGATCATGACCAAGCTTAGGATGATTGTTCAGGAGACAGGCATAGCACTGTTGATTGTCAGCCATCTTAAGAGACCTGATGGTAAAGGCCATGAAGAAGGAGCAGCTACTTCACTAGGTCAGCTTAGAGGATCTGGTAGCATTGCACAGTTGTCTGATATGGTGATCGGTATGGAAAGGAATGCACAGCATGATGATGAACGTGAACGCAATACCACCAGGATTAGGGTCTTAAAAAATCGTTTTTCAGGTGTAACTGGACCTGCTTGCAATGTGTTTTACAACCACAATACAGGAAGACTTAGTGAAGTATTTGATGAAGATCTGTAAAATGTGATTGACAAAATCTGTTTTTCATGGTACAATGGGCTTTTAAGGAGTAAAAAATGCCAAGTAGCAAAGAAAACAGAGTTGAAAGCAACAAAAGATACTATCAAAAACACAAAGAAAGAATTTTAGAGTACCAAAAAACTTACTTTGAGGTTAACAAAGAACATGTTCTCAAGACTATACATGAGTACAGAGATTCTAATAGAGATTTGATTAGGGAAAGACAACGTGAATCTTATCGTAAAAAAATAATAATTCGTATGTTGTCAGCAGCTAGGATAAGGGCTGAAAAAAGAGGGCTTGATTTTAATATAGATGAGACTGATATTGTAATTCCTGAAAAGTGCCCACTATTAGAAATAGAAATTAAGATAGCTGACAAAGTAGCAAACGCAAACTCACCTAGTTTAGACCGTATAGACTCATCAAAAGGATACGTAAAAGGAAATGTTATGGTTATATCTTACAGAGCAAACACCATAAAAAGCAACGCAACACCTTCTGAACTACTAAAATTAGCTTCTAACCTTATAAAATATGTTAGTAAACAACACGAGTAATTATCAAATACGTACAAGACCATCACAGGTCCAGCCTGTAACGTCTACTACAGCCACTCAACAGGAAGGTTATCAGAGGTCACACAAGATGAAGACTTATGAAGATTTGAAAGAGGATACGAAACGATTTGCTTTACAGCAGATACGTACAGGGTCTACAATGGGTGAAGTAGTTTGTTCGTTCGAAGAGATCATTAATGAGATCAGGAGGACATCAGACTACGTAGAGGCTATGCAAGATGCTAACAGGAGGCCGTAATGGCTGAGGTAACGAATATTGAAGAGCATGATGATGGTACAGCTACACTACACTTTGATCTTACTGATGAAGAGGTTAGGATGTTGATTCAGTGGGGTATCAAAGAAGCACTAAAGCAAGCTTTACATAAAGCAAATAACTTTGATTGGAAGGACAGCGGCAGTGAAACAAACACTTAGAGATATGATGAGCCAATGCTGGAACAACCGCATGGACTGTGAACTGTTTGACTTTGAGAAGTTTGCTGAGATGGTGGCCTTCCAAGCCAGTGAAGAGAGATTAGATCGCTGTATCGAAGCTTTAGAGAGAAGAGGCTACGCTGATGCAGCAGATGTTATCAGAGGAGAAGGTTAATGTGGGTAATGGATAGGCTGTTAGCTGACCACGCAGAGCTAAAGAAGAAATATGATACACTGCTAGAAGACTATCAGAGACTGGTACATAAATATGAAGAGCTTAGTGCTGGACATCGAAACAGACATGAATCAGACTGTTATCTTCTGCGTAGTCACGAAGGATCTGACAACAAGTGAGGTGGTATGTCATACTCATCCAAATACACTAAAGCCTCTTATAGAGGATTACGACACAGTGATCGGACACAATCTAATCAGCTTCGACGGTTACCACCTTCGGAGATTGTGGAACATTACGATACCACTCAAGAAGGCCTCAGATACGCTCGTGCTGTCGAGGCTATGGAATCCCAGTATCGAAGGAGGACACAGTCTAGAAGCATGGGGGAAAAGATTAGGGAATCACAAGATTGAGTTCCAAGACTTTACTGCTTTGACACAAGAGATGATTGATTACTGTATCCAAGATGTCAACCTTACTGGTGAACTTCATCGTAAACTATGCACAGAATTGAAAGACTTCTCACAGCAAAGCATTGACATTGAACACAAGGTACAGTTCATTGTTGCACAGCAGGAAAGACATGGATTCAAACTAGACATACCCTTATGTACTGAGTTCATCTCTCAGTTAACTACGAAGTTATCAACCATTGAGGAGAATCTACAGACTATATTCCCACCGATCATCACTGAACGTGTTAGTGAGAAGACAGGTAAGAAGCTAAAGGATCATGTTGAAGTGTTTAACCCAGGCTCTAGAGATCAGATAGGACGTAGACTGATATCTCTAGGATGGAAGCCTGAGAAGTTCACTGAGACAGGTAAGCCAATGGTTGATGAAGTGATCCTGTCTAAGTTATCGTATCCAGAGGCTAAGGCAATGGCTGAGTACCTACTTATCCAGAAGCGTATAGCACAGGCTACATCGTGGCTAGAGCACGTTGCCGATGATGGTAGGGTTCACGGTAAGGTCATCACTAATGGTGCTGTCACAGGGCGTATGACGCATCACAGCCCTAACATGGCACAGGTTCCTGCTGTCAATGCTGAGTATGGCGAAACATGTAGACAAGTATGGACTGTAGATCCTGGTAATGTCTTGGTTGGTTGTGATGCTTCAGGGTTAGAACTACGTATGCTAGCTCATTACATGAAAGATGATGAGTACACTAAGGAGGTGATCAATGGGGATGTCCACACTAAAAACCAACTCGCTGCTGGTCTTGAGAGTAGGGCGCAAGCAAAGACGTTTATCTATGCCTTTCTCTATGGAGCAGGGCCGGCTAAGATTGGATCAATTGCTCAAGGGAGCGCCGAGGAAGGAAAGAAACTCATCGCCCGTTTCCTTAAGAATACGCCAGCTCTCAAGACACTTAAAGATAAAGTTAGCAGGTATGCAGAGAAAGGGTATTTACCTGCCCTTGACGGTCGTCGATTATGGGTACGGTCGGAACACGCAGCACTTAACACGCTGCTTCAAGGAGCTGGTGCGATCTCGATGAAGCAAGGTCTGATCCACCTACATGAGTCACTCAAGAAACATAAGATACCTGCTAAGTTTGTGGCTAATGTCCATGATGAATGGCAGATAGAATGTCCTAAACAGTATGCTGATGAAGTTGGTAGTCTTGCAGTAGCAGCTATTGAGAAGGCTGGTGTTACCTTGGGATTACGTTGTCCGCTAACAGGCGAATACAAAGTAGGAAATAACTGGAAGGAAACACACTGATGATTACCAAAGTTGAAGACATCGATGACCTAACTGTGACAATCAAGTTAAAAAAAGGAGCTGATGGTGATTTATTGTTAGACATCAATACAAGTCAAATGCTTTCTAATCGTATGATGCTGACGGTGTTGTACTCTATTGCAGAATCAGCAGAGAGTTCACTGAAAGCAGAGATACAAAGCATGATGGCTATTGACAAAGCAAAGATGCACTGATACACTGTTATTGTATTTTCACTAAGGAAACTAAGATGGAACAAAAACCTGTACGTATTGAAGCAACCTTGATGTGGCCCTTCCTTGATAAGCCTAACGATATGTCTGGTAAGTATCAAGTAGATCTGACAAACTTGTCAGACAAGGCTGTTAAGGCTTTGGAAGATATGGGTATCTCTGTTCGCAACAAAGAAGGTAAAGGCTTTTACATTACCGCTAAGAGTAACCACACCATCAAAGCACTTGATAAGAACGGTGATGAGGTGCTTGCACACATTGGTAACGGTACAAAGGCTGTGTGTGTTATAGGCTCATACTCATGGACCTTTAAGAACAAGAAAGGTGTATCGCCTTCACTGAAGAAGCTAGTGATCACTGACTTGGTTACTTACAGTGCACAGCCTAAGCAAGACGAAGAAGAAACAGAAGACGTACTGTAATGAAGCTAATGCCAATCATTGATGGTGACATTCTCTGCTACCGTGTAGGCTTTGCCTGTAACGAGGAAACAGAGAAGGTTGC